ATGGCAACGATAAAACAGAAAGAACCTGTGCGACTCAGAAGTAAGTCGCTCACGAACGGCAACCGCAGCTTGTACCTCGATATCTACATCGAAGGCACAAGACGCTACGAATTTTTAAAGCTCTACCTCGTGCCGGAGAAAACGCGAGAAGATAAGGAACGCAATCGCGAGACATACGCACTTGCCAACTCCATAAAAGCTCAAAAGATTGTAGAGATCCAAAACGGCAAGTTCGGTTTCGTAAATCCACAGGCTGACAAGATACTCTTCTTTGAGTATGCAAAATCTATCATCGAAAAGAAGGTCGGTACAACAAAAGAATCCTGGGAACACTGCTACTCACATTTACGAATCTACGAGTCAAACGACATCACGTTTAACGACGTAACAAAGAAATGGGTTGAGGGATTCAGAACATATCTCGACGAGCGAGCATGCGCATGGGATATCGACCACCGGAAACGCATCGACGACCGACAGCCGCTCGGAGAGGGTACAAAAGCGCTATACTTCCAGAAACTCGCGGCAATCTTAAACTCAGCCGTCAAAGACGACATCATACCGAGCAGTCCGATGAAGAACGTCAAAGGATTCACCGAACCGGAATCCAACCGACAATACCTCACGCTCGATGAAGTAAGACAGCTCGCCAAATCCGAATGCCCGAACGAGACCCTAAAACGTGCTTTTCTCTTCTCATGCCTAACCGGACTCCGATGGAGCGACATCACTCAAATCAAATGGGGAGACATTGAGCAAACAAACGGCAACACGCGCATCATCTTCCGCCAACAGAAGACCGGAGGGCTCGAATACCTCGACGTCTCCGAACAGGCTGCAGAGCTAATGGGAGAACGTGGCCAGGCCGACGAATGCGTCTTCGGTCGTTTCCTCACACCGCAGACCGCCAGGATATTTGTAAAAGCATGGGTTAAAGCTTCCGGCATCAAGAAGCACATAACGTTTCATTGCGCAAGGCATACCTTCGCTGTCATGATGCTCGACCTCGGCGTCGACATCTACACACTCAGCAAACTCATGGGACACAAAAGCATCGAGACAACACAGGTCTATGCCAAGATCCTCGACAAGAACAAGCAGGCAGCCGTTGCTCGCATCCCCGACATCTTCAAAAGCTAACAGAAACAACAAAGGCGCCCTCTCCCGGCGCCTCCTTTACTTCTCCCCTATCCCATTACTACAACGCCCCTATCAAGATAGCAGCACATTAGCAAGATCCTTCATATCGGAGCAAACATAGATATCGCTACTATCGAAATGACGGACTCTTTTTTTACTTCTACCGCTAACAACTGCATTGTACATATTTTGTACTGCAGCACACATATTACAGGTCTGAACCAATGCAGATGAATTATTGACCAGGTTATAAAGTTCATCAGCAAAAGAGCGTGAGATAAAAATAACATTGGAAAAATCCAACATGCAGTTACCTCTTGTAGGCAATTGACATTTGAGGATATTCGCATTATCTCTACAACGAATATCAGAGCTTAACAAACTCGATATTTTTATAATATTCGTTTCCATATCTGCTTTATATTTAGATGATATACTTACTATAATCAAATTCCGGTGGAACATTCACAGGGATACGCATTAATATAACTGTGCCTTCCCATCGAAACGTATCCGGCAGTTGAATAAATTTAGCCTCCGTACACAAATGACGATGAAACGCACTACCGGAAAGCATAAAGAACTCCCCCTTAAGTCCTTCAACAAGCATTTTCTTTGTAGTGCTAATGCCATATCCACGATTTTCCGCATCAGGTAAATCCTTTGTAGAAAAACCTTCATTTGCCATTATCAAAGCGGCAGTTTCACTATCGCCAATCTTATCGACATACTTACCAGCCCTAATATAACTACCATAAACCGTAATACCGGCATCTGCTATACATATATCCACACACTTCTCACGACTGAGATACTGAGAATATATATAACCATGATCGCAATATGAATGTTGCGATATGTTACATATTAATTCACCAAGGAAATACGACAACGGCGTTTTTATAGTAACGTCAGCATTGCTTTGATGTTCTATCACATATTGAATAACAGATTGCATAGCATCATTTATTCGGATATCATTCGGATTAAACCTACAAATCGGAATATACGATCTACTTTGGTACTGTTTTAACTGTGTAACATCCGACATAGAACTTATTTGTAAAGGCGTGATAAAATGCACGGTATCAAAGTACAATTGAATTCTCTCCGGTATATTAATACACTCAATCTTTTTGCTACAACTATTCAGAAATATTGATAGAGGAGCAAGAAAGAACGGATGAAAGAAACAACTGTCAGAAAAATCCCAAACAACAGTCATATCAGCGGCACACTCCGTCTGATCAATTACGCGAAAAAGATCATTGAACGCACTCCCTATGCGCTCATCTCGTGTAACGTTTGGTATCTTTATTATTTCCATATTTTATTACAACTACCTCTTCTTGCTTTCAGCACTTCTGATGCTCGAGCAAAGCTATTAATCTATCTATCTGTTCCTGCGCTTTCTGCACCATCTTGCGCTGCTCGCTAATTTCGTCGATAGCCTTAAGAAGAGCTGCATCGGAATTATTAACCGTCACATTACCTGTCTGCGTGAAATTTTGCCCCTCATCTATATTCTGTGTATACGTCGATCGCAACATCTCACCCTCACCATATAACAACCAATCCTTGGATATGAAAGGAAATGCACTGACCACATTTCCAAACATATTGTTCGGAATAGCTATTCTATTATTCATAATTTGCGACACAGTCGATTTATCAGAATTGATTCTTTCTGTAAAATCCTGCTGATTTCTAACATACTTGTTTTGTCGCAAGTATGTCACCATCTCTATAAATCTTTTATTATCAACCATATATAAGTACAGATTTTAAGTTAACTAATTTTAACACTATATTTCCAAACATTTTGTTTGTCGTATCCAAACATTTTGTTTATCTTTGCGACATAATTCTTACGCGATAGCAGTGCAACTCGCTAAGGTTAAGATACAAAGTTAACAAAATTTACTGATACATACCAGAGTATGAAAACAGAAAATAGCTACATCGTCAAAAAAGTTTCGATCGTCGACACCATACGAAACATACCCGTCGGGAAGCCCGTCTGCTTCGACTGTCTCGAAGCCGGCCCCATGGGTTCGGCACGCTCGGCTGTAAGCCGCCTGAACGCCGCCGCAGGCAAAGAGATATACTCCATCTCCAGCGACGACAACGGAGCAACTTACACAGTTATTCGCAAATAACCCCCAAAAATGAGAATCATGGAAAATATCTATTCAGCACTACGCGCAACACTCATCATCGCGCTATTCGTTATCGGCACACTCTTCCTTTTCGGCGAAGAGAACGATGCCACAGTATCAGCATTCCTCACGCACTTCATCCTTGACAAGTCGATCGGTGCCGCTTGTTTCTACGGCGTCTATCGCCTAATCAAAAAGTGGGACTAAAACAGAGCAAGCCATGACAATAGCAGAACAACTATCACACATCGAGCAGCTCCTGATCATATCATCAAAAGCCGTGCTCAACACCCGAGAAGTAGCAATCATGCTCGGAGTCACTGAAGACCGGGTAAGACACCTCGTCAGCGCCCGCGACATCCCGCACTACCGACAAAAAAACCGCGTCTACTTCAAAAAGTCAGAAATCGAAAACTGGCAACTCGCACGACGAGTACCAACCAACGACGAGATACAAAGCCGCGCTGCCACATACGTCGTCCTCAACAAAAAGAAATAACGCATATCACTGAACGTAAATGCAGGTAAAATTTAATAGGTTAGCTTAGTTAGTATGCCAAACTAATGGTATTTATCAAAGAGTTTTCAGACATTGCAAATCATGTTTAGACTCAGTTTGCCGCCACTGAGAAGCCCCGGCAAACAAAACGGAAGGATAGCTCAACGGCAGAGCCAGTAAGCAGCTGTAAAGGGTAGTATCGCTTACACGCCACCGGTTCGACTCCGGCACCTTCCACCAACACGGATTAGATTCCTGTTTTTTGAAACCCCGGAGCCTCGCGATTACTCAAAGGCTCCGGGATCTCAAAAGCAGGCCAAGAATCCAAACTAATAAGTATCACTTAAAACTTCAAAAAACATGAGTCTATTCAAAAAGCCAAGTGAATTACAGGCAAAGCCCGGACTTGCAGCCATGATCTACGGCCAGCCCGGCAGTGGCAAATCCACATTAGCATGCTCCGCACCCGCAGCGGTACTATTCGACACCGACGGCGGCGTCAACCGCATCAACGGTGCTCACCAGGTACCCACACTGCAGGTCACCAAATGGGAAGAGATCGTAGCAGCCATGGAGGAAGTAAAGAACACCCCCGAAATCAAGTCGATCATCATCGACACCGTCGGAAAGATGCTCGCCTACATGGAAGAATACATCATCCGCACCGCCACCGGAAAGCGCATCGAAGTAAACCGCAACAACACCCTTTCACTCAAAGGATTCGGCGTACGCAAGCAGATGTTCAACGACTTCGTAAAACGCGCCACCCTCATGGGCAAAAACGTAATCTTCGTAGCGCATGACCGCGAAGACAAACGCGGAGAAGAAATCATCGTACGCCCCGACGTCGGCGGATCATCCCTTGGCGATCTACTCAAAGAGCTCGACCTCGTCGGCTACATGGAGATGAACGGATCCAACCGCACAATCTCCTTCACACCCACCGACAAGTTCTACGCCAAAAACGCATGCGACATGCCCGGAGTCATCAACATCCCCGTGCTCATCGACGCCGACAAAAACATCATCGCGCAGAACGACTTCCTCGTAAAGGTGATCAACAACTATCACCACCGCATCACCGAAAACATCGAAAACAACCGACGCCTCGAACGCCTCAAAGAGGAAATCGACATGAACGTCAGCGAAGTCAACGACGCAGCCACCGCTAACGCATTCGTAGAATGGTGTGCAAAGCAAGAGCACGTCTACAACTCCGCAGCCATCGCCAAGCAAGCCATCAGCGCTCGCGCAAAAGCACTCGGGCTCACATTCGATCCCATCAACAAACGATACAACGACGCAAAAACAGATTCTCATGCAGAAGCGGTATAACATCTATCCAAGTCTCTTGATAGCTTACCAGAACCTCCTCGACTACGAACAGGTAGCCGAGGAGGACTGGAACCGCGTCAGCGACGCCTGTCAGGCACGCGGCGAATACACCGACCGCGAAGTCGGCGACTACAAGCTATCACCCGAAGAGATGTACCTCAAGCTCGAAGCCGACCTGCTCGACAGCATCAACCGCGTCGACGGCCGATTCTCCGAAGCTGCAAGCAAAGGAACAGCCTTCAACGAAATCGTAGACTGCCTAATCGAAAACCGCAAATCATCACGCGACGACTGCCAAATCTACTCCACACACCTGCCATCAGGCGAAAAAGTAATCCGCGCAGAAATCGACGGCAGCACATTCGACTTCGACATCGCACTCTGCAAAGAAACAGCAGCACAATTCGCCGAATCCATACCGCAATACCTCGCGCAAGCAGACCTCGAAACAGTCTACGGCACAGCGCACCTCTACGGATACATCGACGAATGGGTCGGCAACAAAATGTACGACATCAAAACCACCGGCAGCTACCGATTCGGAAAATTCGAACACGGCTGGCAGCGATATCTCTATCCCTGGTGTGTAATACAAGCCGGAGACACCACAGAAGTCGAAAGCTTCACATACTACGTCATCGAATGGGCATATCAACGCAAAGGAGAGCCACTACGAGCAAAAGGAGTCTACACCGAGACATACACCTACGACCACGCCGAAGCAACCCGTAAACTGCAAGAAATGGTCGAAAGCTTCATCTACTGGCTCGAGCAGCGCGTCCCCTTCATCCAAGACCAAAAAATCTTCGGAGGCGAAAACCCCACAGGATGGCACGGCACGCCCGTAGACACCGAGCAACTAAAGCAATTCCTATTCAACCAACAAATAAACTAACTCACTATGGCATACACCATCACAGGACGCATCCTAAACGTCACCCCAACACAGGAGCTAATCTCCAAAGCCGGCAAGGCATTCACAAAACGAGACGTCGTAATCTCGCGAATAATCTTCGATCCAAACACCGGAGCGCCAACCGTCGACACCGAAGACACACCAATCTTCACACTCCTCGGCAGCAGCTGCTCACAGCTCGACGGCATGTTCCCCGGAGCAGAAATCACCATCCGCTTCGAACTCCGCGGCCGATCATACGAATTCGAAGGCTCACGCCGATACTCCACCGACATCCGAGTCCTAAACGTCTCGGCACACGCCCACACAGTAGACCTCACAGCCCCGACAGCCTCGCCTGCAGCCCCGCTCCCGAGCTTCGAGCCTACACCGGCACCCGTAGCCGCCACACCACAGCATCCACCCTTCGGAGAGCCATTCACAGCACCCGTCAGCCCCGCTGAATTCGATAACGACTTACCATTCTGACAATATAACCATGCTCTACGATCTCTCCAATCCGCTACACGCCGCCAACTTCAAGCTGCGCTGCAACGCTCTCTACACAGAGCACGCCATGGTAGAGCTAACACGCAAAACCACGCGCACTCTCCGGCAGAACGCATACCTGCACAGCATACTCGCTTACTTCGCCGCCATGAACCACTACACCATCGACGAAGTAAAACGATGGTACTTCAAAGAACTCTGCTCACCGGACCTATTCATCATCGAAACCACCGACCCATTCACCGGCCGACCTCGACAACGACTCCGATCAAGCAGAGACCTAACCACCGAACAGATGACAACAGCCATCGAACGATTCCGAAACTGGTCAGCGCAAAAAGCGGGTCTCTACATCCCATCGCCCGACGAGCACCGACTCGTCCAGCAGATGGAACTCGAAATCGACAGAGCCAAAAATTATATCTATGGCTAACATACCTCTCGCCGTCAGCGACATCCGACAAGCCGTCAAATACCTCGACGATGCCGCACAACTATACGACCAACAGCAAGCCCAACGATACGTAAGCCGAGCCTACTTCATCCGAAGACTTGCACGTAAACTAAACAAAAAACTTTTAACAGAATAAGACTATGACTATGACAAGAAAAGATTTTATCAGACATGTTGCCACACAATTCATCAAGTCGCAACACTTCTAACAGACCGACCTAACTAACATCATACGATCAATGAACAAGTTTGATCTTCTTATTGCGGCGCAGCGAGGCGACAAAAAGCCTCGCCGCCGTCCGCGACAAACCGAACACCGAATACAAGCCGAATGCGTCAAATGGTTCGCCATGCAGTATCCCGATCTCAAAGGCAGACTCTTTGCCGTCCCTAACGGAGGCCGACGAGACGCCACCACCGGCCGACGTCTCAAAGAAGAAGGAGTCGTAGCCGGAGTCGCAGATCTAATACTGCTCAAAACCAACGACAAGCTTGGATACGGTGCACTACTCATCGAAATGAAGACAGGCTCTTCAGGCTCACGCCAACAGCCATCACAGCGCCTCTGGCAGCAAACCGTAACACAAAACAACGAATACCGTTACGTAATCTGCCGATCGCTCCAAGACTTCATCCGAGAAGTTAACGACTACCTTTCATAATACTTTTTCTACAATGATCGAACTAATTAACGACTATTTTGGCATTACCAACTTGATTAAATGCGTAGGATCAAGTGCAGGATATCTATACATATATCTGATATATCGCTGCAATAAATCCTACTGGCTTAATCCCTTCGAATTGCGCTCAAGCGATATTTCCCACGCTTTAGGCGAAAAGGAATACAATCGCGAGGCGATAAGATTGGCACGTAATGTTCTCAAACAGCGTGGGCTAATAGACTTTGTAGCATGTAAAGGCAGACCGACTATCTACACTCTACTCGGTGCAGATCTCAAAAGCGTCGAAGACGTGCAAAAAGAGTTCAGAAAAAAGAAGAAATCAGCTCGCCAAGTTGTCAGCACCCATGACAACTCTCTGACAACTTTCTTACAACTTGCTGACAACTCTCTGACAACTTCCTTACAACTTCCTGACAACTCTCCTATTATTATTAATAATAAAACAAAAAGACATAAAGACGTTGTCGTCGATACGCACGTACGCACGCGCGAGGATTGCAATCTCCAAAAAAGTGAAGATGTAAAAAATTCACTCACCCTCCAAGAGGTTGCCGCCGAGCTCGCCGCAGATCCAATCTGGATAGAGTCTGTTTCTATGCAATTCAAAAATCCAAACATCCCGGAAAGGCTGGCCGCGTTCATCACTTCCTGCCAATGCGAAGGTCGCACCGAACACCGCGACATCCAAGACGCAAAAAAGCACTTCTGCTCCTGGATGAGGATCCAAGAATCTCAAAAATCCAAACCGCCCGCTCATGATCCCAAAAACAATCAGCGACTATCTGCCGACGATGCTCGCCAACAACGCGCCCGCGAACTCGCAGAATACGTCGCCCGAAACCTCGCCACGCCGCCGAGCAGTGATCCGGCTTATTAACCGGATCCGCACCGGAGCTCAGCTGCTCGCCACCTACAACCCCGACCGGCAAGATGAGATGATCCACCGGACCGACATCGATCACCCCTCGATTGTCACCGTCTCTCAAGCATACGGCTTCGAAATCGCAAAAAGCTGGATAGTAATACAGCTCTCCAACCTCTCCGACAAAGCCGCCGCCCGAGAAAAACTATCCATCCCGCAGATGGAAGATATGGCAAGAATCATCATCCGCCGTTACGCATACCTCAAACTCACCGAGCTCATGCAATTCTTCCAGAACTTCAAAGCCGGTGACTACGGAGAATTCTACGGAGCCGTTGACCCCATCAAAATCATGGCATCCCTAAAGCGATATCTCGTCGAGCGAAACATGGCAATCGCCCGCCAAGAAAGCCAAAGCAAACGCCGTGAACAGCTCACCGACCCCGACTACATCCGATACCGACGCCGTTACGCCGCCGACCTATACCGGCACCGTTTCTACGCCATCAACTTCCGAAGCACCGACTTCACCGTCAGCGATTTCTTAGAAATTTTCTGGCTCTTCAACCTCGGTTACGAACGAAAAGACCACGGGTACACAGAGCCATACTAAAAACCTACAAAGCATGAAAAGTTTAATCGGCAAACTCCGCAGACCCGACGTGATATTCCGCGCCAACGGTCACTTCGACATCACTGCTCGAGCCGCACGGATCCTCGACCTCCACGCCGGAGACGTCATCGACATAATCTCCGACGACTGCGAATACTTCCTTTGTGTCGCAATACGTGCAAAAGACGCCGCCTTCGGCCGATACGAAACCCGCTGCTACCCCTCAAAGCACGGCGCCCGCCACTTCCGAGGATCATCTGCAGCCCTATGCCGCGCCATGCTCGATGCTTGCCACACCACTGCCCCATACGTAGCGCTACCCTGTGGCGAACCTTGCCACGACAGCGCAAACGGTCGCACACTGCTGCCGATAATCACTAAACTCCCCAACACTCCACAAAAATGACACCAATCACAAACCCATTCGCCCCGCGCCGTCACCGATCCGCTATCGTCGACACCGGCATCCGCTACGGGAAAACCATCGACGAAATAGACCAAGACTGGGTAATGCAGAACTCTTGCAAAATGTACGCCTTCTGCAACCTCGTCTGGCAAGACGTCGACACACTCATAACCTCCGCCGGACGCCTACACCTCGACGCCACAAAAAAGATATCCCGACGCATCCGCGAACTCAAACAAGACTACGACCGATTCCGCCATCACATCCTCGGCGACAGCGAAGAATACCGCGAAGAGGAACGAGCCGTCAGATTCGAAGACATATTCGCCGACGACTTCCAAAAGCTATACTACGCCGCCTCCAACCAAGCCGGACGACTCGTAGACCCCGAACAGCGCCGTTACCTCGTCGCCCTATACCGAGCCACCGTAACATGCCGTGCCGTCCAGATCGCATCAAAACGCGCCGACAAAAAGTTACACCAACTCGGCATCTACGAAGTCCCCGACGACTGCATGCTCCAGCTCGAAATGACAAAACTCTTCGAACTGATCCCCCGATTCCAGATACCCCCGTTCCGACTCCGACAAGACATCGTCGAACTAAACGCCGGGATCCTCGCAAACCGATTCCAACAACTATCAGTACAAGTCGCACCAAATAACATCAACCTATCATGACAAAAAAGAAACTTACCGACGCCGACATCCGACGCCTCCTTAACGCCCCCGGATCTCTCGCATACTCATGCGACTACCTCGAATACCTCGAAGAACAAGCCACCGATCCCGCACTCCGCCGCGAATGCTCGCGAAGATGGCACTCTGCATACCACCGCGACGAAGGTGACTGTATTTAATAACACTAAAAACCGAAAGAAAAGCATGGATATCCAAGAACAAACCCAAAACTGGCACGACCAAACACGCGTTATACTATTCACCAAAAACGCAAGCGTGCAACTCGAACTATACACCCAACCCCGTGGCGAATACGGAGTCACCGCCTACATCTGGGCTCTCTGGGTCAACCCTTCCTTCCGCCGCCGCGGACACGCCACAGCGCTACTCTATCGCGCCGAGAAGATCGCACGCGAAAACAACCGCACCGAAGTCTACCTCGAATGGGTAGCAAAAGACACCCCGGTCGACATCCTGCAATGGTACAACCGTCGCGGTTACCAAGAAGTAGAATTCGACGACGACAAAGTATTACTCAAAAAAGATCTAACAAAAAACAAATCATGAAACAGAACTTAGTAAAAATCCAAGCCGACACACTCCTCGACTTGATATGGAACGCTTCGCGTTACTGCTGTGGTCGGCAGTCGTATGCTTGCAGCTATGCTGAGGACTACTGGCAGCTGATACGCGCCAACCGCAAGCAGATGAACGAGAATCGACTCCGTTTCTTTGCACGCGACCTTCGCTCGCAAGTGAGTACTTACTTAGGCTTCTACAAAGGTATGCACATAGAGAACACATCCAACGACCGCATCCGCTACGATGCGCACTCCCTGATGTGCCAATGGTGCATGGAGCACCCCGATGCAGACCTCACCCGAAGCGAATTCTACATCGACTGCGTAAAAGGCACGGTAGAGTATGAGGATACCGACTTTGTAGACGAGTTCCGAAAATTTCCGTTACATCACCTCGAGTACTGGTGCAAGCTTGCAGACGCGATAGACCGCCAAGAACCTGCCATTGTCAGACGTGGCGAAGAAAGCGAGATTGTAGGCGTCGTAAAGCGCGTGGAGTACGCTCGATATGCAGACGGCACTGAGGGCTGGTTTGAAGTCTACAACGTGCCCGACAAAGGATTTAACAGCTATGTAGCCAAAGATGCAGAAATCGTAGAAGCACCCGATTATGTCAGAACAGAATAAATGCAGAACGTGCGCCTATCACAAACGCAAGGTGCGGATGGGCGAGATAGTGAGCACTTGTACACTCCGTGCAACCAAGCGCAGCACTATCGATGATGAGATGATAGACCCCGACTCAGTGTGTGACCGATACACCCCCAAGCAGAGCAACATCATACTCGGCTACAAAGGAGGGTTCGGCACCATCAGCGAAGACTGAAAAGGGAAATAACTGGGTAAAACAGGGAATTTTTCAAAAATTTCCCAATCTAAACAACAGATAACATGAACAAACCAAAGAAACCATTTAAGCGCATTTTTGGTAAGGAAGATAACTTCCCTACCAACGAAGAGAAAATAACGCTGTGGATAGCACGAGAGAGGGATGGTTGGCTGTGTGCATACCTCATAAAACCTTATAGGGATAAGTATACTGATGAGTTTATCACGGACGACCTCGAGGGGCGTTTTCTACCACTAGACTCGAATTGGTTTCCCTCCGTCACCTTCGAGAACTCACCGCGGAAAGTTGAACTAAAACTGGTGAAAGAATGACACTACTAAAGTATCTACTCTATTTCGCATTCTGCGTTCTTGTAGGCTATTTCGCGATTGCAGTGTTAGTAACTATATTCTACTGGTGCGAACAACTCTACAACTGGCTAAAACGAAAGAAAGGAGGTAAGAAATGACACAAGAACAATACGACAAGGCTGTTAAATTCCGCTCCGATATTCGCGAGCTGATCTTCCAATCCGAATCGCTTAACAGCGCCATGGAAAGAATCAAGACTTGCGACGACCTGCGATACAAACGAGATGAAATCATGGAGATACTTCTATACGAAGTCAACTCCGCAAAACTCTGGCTACTCGAAACCGCTCAACGCGCCGCCTGGCAACTCAAACTAAAACGAGAAGCCCTCGAAGAAGAATTCGAAAAACTTTAAAAATTTTTACTCCTAAATTTGCATATATAACATAATTGTTATACCTTTGCGAAGTGAAATAATTTAGACCCCGTCTCACAAAATTTGTTAATGTCAGGGCAGCGTATTTTGGAGGAAATTTCGTTTATCTCTGAGGGAGTGAAGTCCTCTTCATGACCGAAGAGATGGACGAAATTTACCCAAAAGACGCTGGATGTAAAAGAAATAGAATTAGACTAATTAATAACTTTTATTTCTACGGCATTGGCAAGTGCGTGAGAGTAGTCTAAAGGACTCGCAGCTGCACTCCATCTTTAGCCTTTTGGCTCAGTCGAATAGCTCGCTATACTCCTTCGCCTGCAAGACTAACCTTTAGCTCATCGACCGAATGGGAGATAAATCTGGGGCACATCTGCGACCCTGACGTTAACAAATTTTGTGAGACGGGGTCTTAAAGATATGCCTATGACAAATGAACTGGAATGAACTAAGACAAAAGGCTATTGCTCACGGATATGAGTTTAAAGACCACGGCAAGAAGCATGACATTTACATGAACCCCGAAACGCAAGAGACCATTCTCATCGAAAGACACTGGTCTCAAGAAGTCAGAAAAGGATTACTCCACAGACTCAAAAAGCAAATCGGATTCTGAACAAAGAGCGAGAGGTGCAACACCCTCTCGCTCTATCAAACCTAATTAAAAACGAACCTCATGGAAATAACAATCGAAAAACAAAGCGACGGATCCTACATCGCTTACAACACTACCGGCAACAAAGTAACGCTGATCGGAACCGGTGACACCGTAAAAGAAGCCAAAGAAGACTTCTACAACTCCCTCGAAGAGGTCCGATCAGTCTACGACCCTGACCAAACCCCTGACGAACTAAATGAAGAGATCAACTTCCACTTCGATCTCTCATCACTATTCGAATACTACTCAGTACTCAACGTATCAGCATTCGCCCGTTTCGTCGGTATCAACGAAAGCCTGATGCGTCAGTACAAAAAAGGTGATACATACATCTCCGACAAGCAGCTCGAAAAAATCGAAAATGGCATACATCAAATCGGAGAAGAATTCACCCAACTAAAACTAATATAACGTCTCTTAATCATTCCGGTACATTCCCCCGGGCGCGGCCGACACTCTCTGTCAGTCGCGCCCTTTTTCATCCGGTACAACTTAACCATTACCCTCCCGGCAAACACATTATCTTTGTGCAAAAACTTTTACGCTATGATCAAAGATATCAGATACTCAGGACTATCCGGCGTCCCCTCAGACTACGACGCCCCCGACGGATCACTCGCCGCTGCAATCAACCTCATCAACGAAGACGGCACCGCGCTGCAGCCAATGCACCAGCCTAAAAAGCTTTTCACCCTCAACCGCGGCGAAAAGCTATTCCTTCACAAAGTCACCGACGGCACAAACTACATCGCTTACAACCCCGCCAACCAAGAGGTCGTCTGGATCGACCCCAACACCGAAGAACGACAACACATAGAATTCTCCGCCTACATCGGAAACATCCTCGGCGTCTCTGCCATCGGAAACATCCTCATCCTCGCAACTACATCCGCCCTGCAGTACATATACTTCGACGCCGCTAACCGCGAATACCGATATCTCGGATCCAAAATCCCCGACATCCAAATGCAATTCGGACTCGCATCAAAATGCGTTGTTCAGCAATACGATAACAAAGTCGAAATACTCGACGCCTCAAAAGACGACGAACAAGACTCTACCGGCTGGGGATTACAAGCTGTAAAAGACTACGAATTCAAACAATCAGAACTCAACGCTTACACATCTTTCAACGACATCAAAAGCAACACTGAGGCTGACGAATTCACAGTCGAAACTTCACCTTATGGCAACAGCGCTAACATATCCAATGCATCCGGCTCCGGATACTATGCTATCGACTATTTATACACCTCAGGCTATCTGGAAATCGCTAAAGGCCTAACACTCCAGAAAGGTGTATACCAAAAAATCACATGGGAGAAACCAAACGATCAGAAAGGCAGCTGCATCGCCGGTATCCGTGTCGAAGTCCTATATGAAGACGCCTCAGACTATACCCTTGTATGGCGTCAGACTACACGCGAACCTAACAAAACCAATGCCGACTCTTACACATTCCTCCCCGATAAAAACATTGTCGGCGTCAGAGTCCTAATAAAATACTGGGTATCCTCCTCATACGCCTCAACCTCACTCCCCGTCATCCACCTGGCATTATACAGCGGACTCGACACGGCCGAAGCAACATCACTCGGAAACTACTCGGTAAAATACTCACTCGACTCTTTCAACACCATTAAGGCTGCCCTAAACAAATTCGTGGCCGACGAGTCAACAAACAAAGGCTACTTTATTTATCCATTCCTGGTAAGATATGCCATAATCCTTTACGATGGAAGCATCGGCTACGCATCCGCGCCCGCGCTTATGTTCCCTAACACCGGCTACGTGCCGGCCCTATCCATCAGCAAAGAAGGATCACTCGTCACCGGTGCATTCTGCTCATCGCTCTACGCATACATCAACAATGCCATCCCCGACGAATGGCACGACCTGATCCAATCCGTAGAAATATACGTCTCCGCACCACTATATACATACAACGAAGGCGAAGAATTCAACGAACTCAAAAATCTATTCCGATACTACGTAACCACCGGATCCTCCACATACGGATCCGTATATTATGGCAGCGACGACAACGCGCTCTCAAATAACTTCAAAACCGGATATCTCGACACCGAAATGAAGCTCTACACCTCTGCCCTAAGCTCCGACTTCATCGGCTTCCTCCGACTCTCCGAAGTCAAATATGCCGACTGGATCAAAAAACTCGAATCCGTGGCCGCTTTCTACAAAGTAGCCGCTATCGACATAGATGATCTCCCCGAAATGCAAACCCCATTTAAGATAGAACTCGAAGAAGGATGCCTCAAAGCGCTAACAAACCAACAGCAGATGCAGGATATCCCATTCCCCTACGATACCTATCAGAACTGTTACATGTACGCATATAACAACCGACTCAACATAGCACCCACTCGCATCAAACTCCCAACCCCAACAGCCATCGACCTCCTAAACCCGATGGGAAACGATGCCGACGCTAACACAACAGTCGTCGCCACAGTATATCTCAAATCTTCATACGGACGTCGATCAGTGATACTCGCCGAAAAATGTAACTATCGAAAAGCCTTAAACCAGTCATGGTTCTTTTATCCCGACAGCAACGCATACAAGGTGAAATTAGATATCTACACAAATCTCTCCCAATATGATATCTATTCACACGAAACAGCCGAATACACCCTAAAGCAACACCCAAACCTAAACGGCGCGTACGCCATAGCCGCCACTCGAGGCGGCACACTACCCCAAGGATCCGCCGAAGTGCTAAACACAGTTCCAACCATCAATTACGAAGACATAAACCCGCTGCGCGAAGTCTCCGGATTAGTGTACTATTCCGCCCCCAATAATCCTTTCTTCTTCGGATCATCCCCTGTGCAAATAGGCGCCGGCCAAGTCCTCGCTCTCTCAACCGCCGCCCGTGCACTCTCCGAAGGACAGTTCGGCCAGTTCCCACTCTACGCATTCACTTCCGAAGGCGTCTGGGCTCTCGAAACCAACTCCGACGGCACATACCCCGCACGTCAACCCATCACACGCGACGTAATCACCTCCACCGAAAGCATCTGCCAGATAGACTCCGCTGTGCTATTCGCTACCGACCGCGGCATCATGCACATCTCCGGCTCTACCACAGAATGCATCACCGACTCCCTGATGACCGACGAAGCATTCCAACTCGGAGACCTACCCGCAATCAAACAGCTACACAGCATGCTCAATCACCCCCTGGCTGAAAACTGCATACCTACCGCAACATTCCGCCAATTCCTCAAAGCATGCCGTATGGTCTACGACTATCCAAACCAACACATCATCCTCTACAACCCATCATACACATACGCTTACATCCTCTCCCTCAAATCAAAACAATGGGGAATGATATACTCCACCATCCAGAGCCACGCAAACGCATACCCTAACGCCATCGCACTCGCACTCCAAAGCACCGATGACAAGAGTAAATACCTCGACGTACTCGACTTCTCACAAACCGGAAGCGTCGAAAACTCCGTAATGGATATCAGCAGCACACAGCTGCTCATCACACGTCCCCTGAAGCTCGACGCACCCGATATCCTCAAAACAATCCGAACCATAATACAACGCGGCAGATTCGCCACCGGTCACGTAACCATAATCCTCTACGGATCCCGAGACCTAATACACTGGCACCTCATCCGCGCATCTAAAAATCACATCTCCCGAGCACTCGGCGGAACCCCGTTCCGATACTTCCGCATCGCCGCAACAGCAAACCTCCTCCCCGGCGAATCCATCTCCGGTGCCTCAATCGACTTCGACCCCCGATACCAAAACCGCCTCCGATAAAAGCCGAAAGCCAAAAGCTAAAAGGTAAAAGTGAAGAGTGGAGAGTGGAGAGTGAAGAGTGAAGAGAACTGAGATATGAGATATGAGATATGAGATATTAGTTCAGAGTGAAGAGGCGGTTTCGTTGGTGCTAGGAGCGAAGCTCCGACCGTTCACTCTTCACTCAGAAGTGCGAGCGTCCAGCGAGCTGTCCGGTGCAAAAGTGCAGCTTTTGTCGTCCATTACCCGAATGCCAATTTTTAATTTTTAATTCCGGCGTCAGTCGGCAAGCGTAAAAGGTTAACGATTTTTTACCTTATTTATCCGTTAAAAGATAAAGAGATGTTAAACAAAATGTGTCGTAATTTTAAGCAGGTTTATTTCTGATTTTTGTTGATTTTGTTATTTGTGTTTTTTCTATTTTTGTTTTGAAGCTAGTAAGAGAGTAATTTTCCATTTTTAGATTTATTCAGGGTTAGTAAAGAGCAGTAAAGAGCCGGGATGCGTGATGCACCCCGGCTCTTGAAGTATAGACATGAAAAAAGACTCTCTATCAAAAATAATGCTGTCTACGACGCATACCAATAACACTCGTACGAACCCTCGAACGAATCTCATCCATACACGTCTCAGCCCGTAGCTGCCAATACTGCATCTTCGCAGGATTCACTATACCCATCCAGTCCTCCATAACCCTGGCCACGATCAGCTCATGAACCAGCTGCTCCAGCAGATTAAGTGTCGTCTGCGAAAACGTGCTCGGAACTTTCATCACAATCCCATAAACCGGACTCTCCGAATAATCATCCGTAACCGCAGAACGATCGATATCACAACGCGTAAACTCATACAGCGCCTCTCGAACCCTCGCAACGGTCAAATCCATTATCCGCTGAACACGCTCTATATTCCCGCGCTGCACTACATCCTGAACCTCATGACGAGCCTCACCCGTATCCGGTCCCATCACCGCACCCTCTGCATACGCTACCGTATCAATATCCTTCAGCAGCTCATCACGCTTAAAACTCATCGTAACGTAAAGGCTACCATTTACCTTCTCCAAAATACAACTCATACACTATCCTCCTTTCTACGCATCGGACGCAAACGAGACCCCAACGCCGCTACAACACCCTGCAGCGCACTGCTCGCCAAAACCATATAACGCTCCGAATCAGCCGGATTCGTCACTCCATACCAATCCGAAATCGCCACATCCTTCAGATACTCATGCATCCCCTCGCAAAGCTCTGCAGTAGCTCCATCAGCATAATTCCCCGGCATCCGAAACTCAAACACCAAGCTACCCTCAGCGCTCATACCCCCATTATCAGCCTCAATTGTCTCACCTCTCAGTTCTGAATTCTCTTCACTCTTACCTCGTCCCTCTTCACTGTAAGCACTCAAATACTCCGCCGACGCTCTCTTCAGATCAGCTACACCACGCTTAATAGAACGCAGCACCTTCTCACGACGACCATCATCCAGCGTCGCATACATACCCTCAACAGCCCGATGATTATCTCGACTCGCCAACGCTCGCCCTCGCAAAAACGTCTCATTAGCGATATCATACAAAAGCCACGACATCTTAATCGTAACCCTTACACTCTTCTCCGTACCAAACACAAAACTCATACCCATAAATCTTTAATCCGTCGGCGCTGTCGGTCGACAGCGACTATACAACAACCGCTCAGCCTCAACAAGCCAATCCGACGCCTGTGTAAAATAATCCGTCGCACCCTCGGCGCTAACAAAACGAAGCCACTCTCCAGTAATCCAAGCCACAAAAAAACTACGCAACGCCGACTGAACACTCCGAGTCAAACGCTCATCAAACGCCGAACCAACCTCCAACTCAAGCTCAAAGCTAATCAGACCCGCCGGAGCCGTACCAATAGCCTCACCGCCAATACTCGGAACCAACCCATCAGCCGACGAGTCCTCTTCACTCTCCACGCTTACCTCTTCACTCGTCCCTCGTCCCTCTCCACCATTAACAACCAGCTCCTTCAGAAACTCCACACAGCTAACCTTAGCCTCATCCCAAAAACGATCCAGCGCCTGCAGATCATCATCCTGAATCAGCCACCGATCATACGGAACATCCGTCTCAGCTGCCGCAACAGCCTTCGCTCCCATGTAGGCAGTATTCTTCGCTACCTCCTCCCACACATCCTCCTTCTCAATCCTTACATCAATACTCTTCATAAAAATCCTTCTTATACGTCGCCCCAAAAATAACACCAATTCCCCACACCCCTTCATTATCCCTTACTCCTTACTCCTTCCTCCGTCCCCCCTCGTCCCTCTTCATTTTTAATTTTTAATTCTTCATTTTTAATTCCGGCGCCAGCCGGCTCAGCCTCTTCACTCGTCCCTCTTCACTCGTCCCTCATAAACCTTTATCCCGATGCACAGCAGCGCGCACGCCATCACCACTCCACCAACCCACATCAGACACTTCTGCCACCACGCCAGCTTACGTGCCACCTCCTTTGTCACCTCCACCGGATACGGCTCCTGCACCATCACCGAATCAATCTTTGCCCTGTAAACAGTATCCACACGCTCGCGATACTTATACCGATACCGAATCTTATCCACAAGCACCGTATCACCCGACACCCACACAAACACAGAGTCCACAGCCTCAACAGTATCCACACGCGCAGCCATCAGCCGAACAGTATCCACACGCTCGCGGATGGTCTCCACCGGCACATACTCCGTGCGCGTAGTCGTGCATCCGGTCAGCGCATACAGCAGACAACCCGTCAGCACCGCCAACAGATAAGCCACCAACGGCTCAAATTTCTCTCGCATCTCCTTGCTTATCTTCATAACTTTTACTAATTTAGTGTCCGGGCACATCCTCATATTTGATATACTCAAATATGTTCATAATCGCAATCCTCGACAGTTGCCGCTGTCGGGGATTTTTTCTACTTGGGAACATAAAAAAATAGTACGAAAATTTGTATTATACGAAAATTCGTATTACCTTTGCATCGGTATTACTAACAATGTTATGGGAAAAATATACAAATTATCAGACGATGAGGCAGAACTGATAGAAATTATCAGAAACCTCAGAAGTGCTTTTCCTAATGGCTACAAGGAGCAACTATGGCTTGCAGAAGAAGCATTCAATAAATTAATAGACTTACCATGACCATCGGAGACGCTTGCTCCGGCAGACGTCTCCGAATTAATACCATTCACCTAAACGGAATCATTATGAACTTAACAGAAGAAATCACCGTTGTTACAGATGCTAAGCAGCGTCTGTCCGACATCCTATTGGCTATCTCTTGGAGAGAAATTGCTCGCACTTATTTTGGCAAATCAAGTTCATGGCTATACCACAAACTCGATGGCATCAAAAGCGATGGCTCTCAAGGAGGCGGATTCTCACCAAGAGAAACAGAAAAACTACGCGAATCACTATTAGACCTATCGGCAAGAATAGAAAAAGCTGCATCCTCTCTATAACATTAAATACCAAATCTCCCTCACACCCCGAAATTGCTCCTTTCGGGGTTTTTTATGTTCCCAATACGTCAATGTCCTCTTATCTCTTACCCCTTACCTCCTCATGTTCACAAACCCGTAAAAGCTGAACAGCAAATCACCCTTTCTGTTCATGTTTCTACATTTTCTGCATATTTAAGCAAAAATTTTAGCCAAAATCTAGAGGCGGTTTCGTTGGTGCCCCTCGTCCCCCGTCCCTCGTCCCTCGTCCCCCGTCATTCTTAATTTTTAATTTTTCATTCCGGCGCAAGCCGGTTAAAGCGCATTCGCCCTATTTATCCACCCCTGCAGAAACTTCCGCTTCCGAGGATGCTTAGTCACCACCTCGCGAAAATACGCAATCTTATCCGCCCTCAGCCGCTCGCAGAAAGCCGTTGCCTCCTGAGCATTCACAGCCGCCAGAGTCACCGACCCCACCATACCATCAGCCTTAACACCCACAAGCGCCTGAGGTCGCGTAATCCCATTGCTCCCGCTAATCCACACCCAGTCAACAAGCGAATCAGCCACAGCCTGCGATGCAATCTGATCAGCGCGCCACCTGTCCCAGAACATCCCCTTCAAAATCTCCTTCCACTGAGCAAACGGGATAGCCTTCAACGCTGCCACATCCGGCTGTGCCAATCCCTTCCGCTTGCAATACGCCCGATAAGTCCCGATAGTCACACCGCACATCGTAGCCCCACCGCTATCATCAGGATCATCAACAAACCCCTG